TAAATGAGGAAAAAATTCAAAACGAAGGTAAAGAAATTACGGATTACTTTAATTCAAAGCTCTATAAGTCAACTTTTAAGAAGTAATATCATATTGCCTGTGAGTTTAGCCACCGCCTAAGGGCGGTTTTTTTTATGGGTGAGAATAATGGATTCTACAGAATACTTTTGGCTTACACGAAAAAAAGAACCTAAAACCAAACCTAAAAGCAGACCATTGCCTAAGGCGAAGCAAAAATATCTCGAGGCTGAGGCAACACTTAAGGAAGAACTTGAGGATTTGGCGATTGGTTTTGAAAGTAAGTTTCAACCGATCCATACCAAACACTGGCGCTTTGACTTTCATATTGTGAAATTGCGTTTGCTCATTGAAATTGAGGGTAGTCCCTGGTCTGGTGGGCGTGGTGGAAAACTGTCAAATAAAGCATGGAGTCTTGATCGATATGATCATGCTGAAGAGATGGGTTACAAAATAGAGCGCTTTCATCCAGACTCTGTTTTGTCGGGATATGTCATTAACTGGATTAAAGACGCATTAGCGAGAATTGAAGATGGAGCAGATCAGACCATTTCCACCACAGGAATTAATTGATAAAGCGGATGAAGAAGAAGCAATTCGATTGGCGCCAGCCCCTGATTTGATGAATTGGGTAATTGCAAATTTTTTAACTATTGGTGGCCCTTTGCATAACCCTGACCATGACCATATTGCTGAACTAATACATGACAATGAGGAGTTCTTGGCTTTTGCTTGGGCATCATCGGCTTGTATGGCTAAAAAGCGTATGGTTTTAGGCCAATGTGAAAAAGTTATGTTTAATCAGGGCGGGTGGAAAAAAGCTCGTCAAGAGCAGCAAATGCGCGATTGGTTTGGCTATGTGCCTGTGTACCTCATCACAATTGATGCAAGTTATTGCGATCAGGCGACTGATCGTGATTTCTGTGCATTGATAGAGCATGAGCTTTATCACATAGGTGTTGAACGTGATGAAGATGGTGATCCGTTAATCAGTGAAATGACTGGTTTGCCTAAACACTATTTAGCAGGCCATGATGTTGAAGAATTTGTTGGCGTAGTTAAAAGATGGGGAGCGGACGAAAGCGTGAAGCGACTAATTGAAGTGGCGAAGCAAGCGCCGTTTGTATCAGATGTGAATATTTCAAAGTGCTGCGGGACATGTTTAATAAGTTGAGCCTTCGGGCTCATTTTTTTTGCCATGTTTCCTTGACGTACCTTGACGGATAGAGAGAAATGGCGACATTAAACAAAAAGCAGAAACTCTTTATTGTACAATCGCTTGCTGTATTTAATACCCCTCAAGAAACAGTAAGTCTCGTCAAGGAAGAATTTGACATTGAAGTTTCAAGACAACAGGTAGAGTCATACGACCCTACAAAGTTTGCTGGTAGAGACTTAAGTAAGGAGCTCAAAGAAATTTTCGAAAAAACACGGGAAGAGTATTTGAGTCAGCCACTAAATAAAATCAGTGGAGCAAATGACATTGTTCAGTTGAAGATTTTAAGTGATTTACTTTGGGCTAAAAAAAACAATGTGACCATGACAATTAAGATCGTGGACCAAATACAAAAGATCATGAAAGGGTTTTATGACAAGAAGGGGGAACAAAATAATAAAGGTGGTAATTCTGAAGCGAACCAAACCAAAGCTGAAGTAGAACTTGAGATTAAAAAGCTTGAACTTCAGAAGTTACAGCGTGAAGTGAATCCCCCTGAGTATCGTCCACCTGAAGAGGATTACAAGCTTGTGCTGAATCCTGATGAGGAGATACCAAATGAGCCAATTCTTTAATCCCCCAGAAGGTTCAGTTCAATTAACACCTAAACAAGCAAACATCTATTTATGGGGTTGGCAAAAAGAAGCCCGATTCCGTGATGCTGTTTGTGGTCGACGTTTTGGTAAGACTTTCTTGGCCAAAGCGGAAATGCGAAGAGCCGCAAGACTAGCGGCTAAATGGAATGTTTCTGTCGAGGATGAGATCTGGTATGCAGCGCCTACATTTAAGCAAGCTAAACGGGTTTTCTGGAAGCGATTAAAACAGGCAATTCCAGCTTCTTGGCGTGCTGGAAAGCCGAATGAAACTGAATGTTCAATTACTTTAAGAAGTGGCCATATCATCCGAGTTGTAGGTCTAGATAACTATGATGATCTTCGTGGATCTGGTTTATTTTTCTTAATTATTGATGAATGGGCCGACTGTAAATGGGCTGCATGGGAAGAAGTGCTTCGCCCGATGCTTTCTACTTGTAAGTATATGGTGAATGGCGAGCAGCGAGTCGGTGGCCATGTTTTAAGAATTGGTACGCCTAAAGGCTTTAACCATTGTTATGACACATTCATGGATGGTCAGCCCGGTCATGAACCAGATTGTAAAAGCTTTTCCTATACATCCCTTCAGGGTGGAAATATTCCTGAGTCTGAAATCATTGTTGCTAAGCGCAAAATGGATCCTAAGACTTTTAGTCAGGAATATGAAGCAAGCTTTGAGAGCTATCAGGGTGTTATCTACTACTGTTTTAACCGGTTGCTGAACGCATCAACTGAAACAGTTAAGCCAAATGACGTGCTTCATATTGGGATGGACTTTAATGTTACCAAGATGGCTGCTGTTGTGTATGTACGCCGTGGTGAACATATGCATGCAGTCGATGAGTTCGTAAATCTGTTCGATACTCCGGCAATGATTGAGGCTATCCAAGAACGATATCCAGATCATGAAGTTGCAGTTTATCCCGATGCCTCTGGTGAGAACCGGAAGTCGAGCAATGCTAGTGAAACGGATCTGGCGCTACTTAGAAAGGCTGGTTTTAAAGTTCATGTGAACAGTAGAAACCCAGCAGTTAAAGATCGCATTAATTCAATGAACGGGATGCTGTGCAATACGTTGTCTGAGCGCAGATTGTTTGTGAATGTAGATAAATGTCCTCACTTTGCCAAATGCCTAGAGCGACAAATCTATGATGATTATGGACAGCCGGATAAGAGTGCCGGGTTTGACCATATGAATGATGCTGGTACATATCCAATCGCTTATTTATTCCCGATCGACAAAAAATCCGTTGGAGTTCGTAGGATTCGAGGGATGTCTTAAACAACGCACCTTTTTAGGTGCTTTTTTATTGGTGTTTTTATGGCAGTTACTGATAAACATCCGCAGTATATTGCTGCACAAAAAAGCTGGTTAATTATGCGAGACGCCGTTGCTGGTGAAGAGCAGATTAAACAGGCACAAACTAAGTACCTAGCTAAATCGGCCGGAATGATTGAGGCTGAAAAGCAAGGAGATACGACTGGAGAGATTTATAAAGCCTATCTAAGTCGAGCTCAGTATCCATTATGGGTTCAGGATTCACTACGCACGATGATTGGTTTAGTTTCAAAGCTGGAACCTAACATCGTAATTGAAAGTTCTCTGTTAAAGGGTTTGATAGAGAATGCAACCAATGATGGTTTTGGGCTTAAACAACTCTTTATCCGTATTTGCCTAGAATTACTTGAATATGGTCGCTGTGGTTTGCTTGTCGATGTTGATGGGGCTGGTGTGCCATATTTCGCTCTATACGATGCGCTATCAATCATTAACTGGAAGGAAAACAGCATTGGTGGCCGTAAGGATCTAAAGCTGTTAGTGCTCGAGGAACAATTCGAGAATAGTGAAGATGAGTTTGGGCATGATACAAAGACGGTCCACCGTGTTTTATCTATGGTTGATGGTGCGCTAACTGTACGGTTATTTGATGGCTCTGTTGAAGAAGATAAAACGCCAGATCTCGGCGGTAATCAGCTATCTTTCACGCCGTTTGTTTTCTGTGGTACGACCGATAATTCTCCACAAGTTGGAACGGTACCATTGCTTACCATGGCCAAGGCAGCACTCAAGTATTACCAGCTCAGTGCGGATTATTACCAGTCACTTCACCATACAGCTCATCCGCAGCCTTGGATTAATGGACTTGAGGGTGATGAAGATATTAGCGTTACTGGTGTGATGGCTGTCTGGAGTCTTCCTCCAAATTCACAATGTGGTTATTTAGAAATTTCAGGTAACGGCATTGAACTCACTAAAAAGGAAATGGATGCGCAAAAAAATTCAGCATTAGAAGCTGGGGCTAAAGTAGTTGATACCAATACACAGGAATCAGGTGAAGCGCGCCGTGCACGGCAAGACGATCAGCAAGCAAGTCTTCACAGTATCGTGATGTGTGCAGCTGCAGCAATTGAACAAGCCATTAAGTATGCAGCGCAGTGGTTAAAGCTGGATTCGACAAAATATTCATTTACGGTTGAACCTGAGTTTATTGTGCAGGTCACGGATATTAATCTTGCAAAACAGCTTTATGAGGGTGCTATTTCAGGGAAAAACTCTTTCCGCACATATTGGGAATACCTGATGACAGGTAAATTACCAGCTCACGACTATCAGGAAGAAGTGAAGCGGGTAGAAATAGAGCGAGATAACACTCCTTTGTAGAGGTGATGTATGGCTTTAAAAGAAGATAAATCATTGATTGAAGTACTTACCCAACATCAGGCGTACTTATATCGGGTGTCTTCTCAATCTGTTAAAGAGCTATTAAAAATCTTTAATGATGAGTCAATATTAATGTTGGCAAAGCTTCGGGATTTGCTTGATGAATTAAATGATTCTGAAAAGATGGCTCTAGCAAGTGGACAGTACACAACGTCAAATCTGAAGGAAGTTCGTGATCTGATTGCTCAGTGGTTTACTGCAATAAACACTGCATTACCTGAAGCTTTCGCTGTTTCTGCTACTGCCTTGGCAGTTTATGAAGCTAATTACACGGCGAAGCTATATGGAGGCAAGATCGAAAAGCCAAATGGTGAAAAGCTATATACAGCAGCTAAAAAAGTACCCTTAGTAGGTGGAGCATTAGTTGATGATCTTCTTTCCAAGATTGCTGAAAATGCCCGTCAAAAGGTTGAGTATGCAATTCGGGATGGTATCAACTCAGGTAAAACAAATCAGGAAATAGTTCAGCGTATTCGCGGCACCAAGCGCCTTAATTATGAGGATGGGCTTTTAAGTAGCTCTAAGACGGATATTGAACGTACCGTAAGAACAGTTCGTAGTCATGTTGCTAATCAAGCTTACCTCAGTAGCTTTAACCAGATCGGCTTTGAATACGTAAAGCTTGTCGCAACGTTGGATGGTAGAACATCAAAACTTTGTGCATCTCTTGATGGATCTGTTTGGGAAATAAACGACCCAGCTAAGCGTGTACCGCCATTACATCCTCATTGCCGCAGTATTCTGGTACCAGTCGAAAAAGATGGCCTGCTTGTTGGCGAACGGCCATTTGTAATGGATGAGCGCAAAGTAAAGGACATCCCGAAAGATGAGCGCAGCCAATTAATAGGGCAATTGGATGCAAACACCACATTCAAAGAGTTCTTTAAGAAAACAGATGATTTCTTTCAAAAGGAGTGGCTAGGGCCAAAGAGGTACAAACTTTATAAAGAAGGGAAATTTGATCTTGAAAAGTTCTTTGATCCTGAAGGCCGTTTATATAGCTTAGATGATTTGAGAAAGTTGGATGAAAAAGCTTTTAAAAAGTTGGGTCTGTAATTTTTCTTATGTTATATTTTTTAAAACATCAGAATTTATACAATATGAAAACAATAGCTTTTGTATGTCTAACCCTAATTTCCATCACTTGTTTAGCTGAACCAAGTCAAAAATATCTTAAAGAATATGATCGATTGTCTGAAGCTTTGGAGTCAGCAATGGCAAATGCATATTCTTTTGATCCTGCAACTGGTCAAGTAAAACAGGCTACTCAAGGTTTAGAAGCTAAAAATAATTTATGTAGAGCTGCCCAGGCGAAACTAAACCTCACCACGTTTTTAAAAGACAATTTAGAGGAATCTAAAGAGCTTTATAAATCTATTGATGGTGCAGAGACTCTAGATAAAAATTATCTTAGTGGACAACAGCAGGAACAACAAAATCTCGTTTCAAATTTGAAAAAAGACCTTGTTGGAACTGGATTTAACTGTGAGTAATTATTGCCGATTACAGGTAATTCTAAACTCACTTAAGACACAATTTTCACCTATATAAGCGCCCAAATGGCGCTTTTGTCATTTATGGAGTTTGGCTTATGAGTGAATCAAAAGTTAGACATTTGGTACTTAAAAGAGTTTCAGATAAATCTTCTCATCTTGCTCTTTGTGACGAGGAAACAGGTATTCCATTAGCTGGATTAACCGCTGTAAAAATGAATTGTAGTGTTTTTGAGGGTCCAGCGACTATCACGGCAACATTTGATGTAGGTGGTCCTCAAGGCATCCGCTTAGTTGGTGATGAACCTAGATCAGATGTTTGGAATAAAAAGTAAACGTAGCGAAAGTTGGTAAAAATGTCAGAAATATCAGTTGCTGAATATGTTAAGAGAAAAGAAGAGCTCGAAAGAACCCTAACAATTCAACTTGCTGAATTGATCAGCAAGTTTGAAAAAGATACAGGCGTGAATGTACAAGATGTTTATGCGAATTTTTCAAGTGCTACTTGTTTGGGTGGTTCTGAAAAACACTTTCTAACTGGAGTGACAGTTAAAACCTCAATTTCAAATTAACCCAATTTATTAATTCAATAGCACCTTCGGGTGCTTTTTTGTGAGAAGAAAATGATCAAAGAAGTAACAGAGCAAGAGTTAACTGAAAAGTCTGTGGCACCCCGAGTAACTAAAGCGCAAATTGATTCATTGATGGAGCGTGTTACATATACGGTTGAGCAACGCCCCGGTGGCACGACATCTACTTTTGTCCATGCATTTTTAGATGGAAAGTTTTTCCTAGCAACGGGTTTTAGTGCATGTGTGAATGCTGAAAACTTTGATGCTGAAATTGGTGAACGTATGGCTCGCGGAAACGCGGAAAAGCTAGCAGAAAATAAAATTTGGGAGCTAGAAGGCTACCGTTTATTTGCAACAAATTACTAAGTTTTCCATCGAAATTTAGCGTCCTTAGGGGCGCTTTTTTAATGCCTTGAGATAAGGCTTTACCCAATCAAACGAGAGGTTTGAACATGTCATTGCCATTTATTGTTGATTCACTTGATGCAATCAAAGAAGAGCACCGTGCTCTATATGTTGAGGAAAACGGGAAGTTTCGCCTTGATTTGGAAGGTTATGAAGATCCAAAAGGTTTGAAATCTGCACTTCAAAGCGAGCGAGATGCTGCTAAGAATGCAAAATTGGAACTTCAAAAGCTTCAGAAACAATTTGAAGGGATTGATCCTGAAATTGTTAAAAAAGTCTTTGCTCAAATTGACCAGGATGAAGAGGCCAAATTAATCGCGGAAGGCAAGGTTAACGAAGTGATTCAGAAGCGTACCGAGAAGATGCGTGAAGAACATGAAAAGTTACTGAAGGCTGAAAAAGAACGTGCTGATAAAGCCGAAGCTTATGCACAAAAGTTCAAGCAATCAGTGATTCAGAGCCAAATTGTACAGGCTGCTGTTGAGCTTGAAGCATTGCCTGAAGCTACTGCCGATATTGCCTTTTTAGCTCAGTCAAAGTTCGCATTAGATGAAAATGGCAAAGCTGTGGCAGTTGATGAAAACGGGGATGTGGTCATCGGCAAAGATGGCCAAACAGCATTATCGCCAAAAGAGTGGGTTGAGTCTCTACGTGAGCAAAAACCGTATTTCTGGCCAAAACCAAATGGTATGGGCGCACCAGGTAGTAACAATTCAAAAGGTCAGCCAGACATTCTCAAAGCAGATGGCTCGGTAAATATGACCAAATTGGCGCAATTACGTAATGAAAATCCGCAACTAGCTAAAGAGTTAGCGGCAAAACACGGTATTAAACTTTAAGGAGTAAAGCCTAATGGCTGAGACAAAAATTGCTGATGTAATCGTACCCGAGTTATTCACTCCGTACGTATTAAATAAAACTGCCGAAAAGTCTGCATTATGGCAGTCTGGCATTGTTGGGGATTTGGATGTAGATGTGGCTTTCGGAACAGAGGGTGGTACTACTGTAAATATCCCATTCTGGAATGATTTAAGCGGTGAGTCAGAAGTACTTTCAGATTCAAAACCTTTATCTGTAAATAACATCACTTCAGGCAAGGACATTGCGATTCTTCATGCACGTGGTAAAGCATGGGGTGCTAATGATTTGGCTAAAGCATTATCTGGTGACGATCCACTTGGTGCGGTTGGTGATCTGGTCGCAGATTACTGGTCGCGTGAATTTCAGGGGTTTACCGTAAATACACTTAAAGGTGTATTTGGGTCTGCAAGCATGGCAGGTAATACCCATGATATTTCGGCTGGAACTGGAGCTGCAGCTGTAATTGATGGCGTATCTTTTGTTGATGCTTCTTATAAGTTGGGTGATGCCGTAGATAAATTAACGGCTATTGCAATGCACTCGGCAACCATGGCGGCTTTAGCTAAGCAAGGCTTAATCGAAACTGTTCGAGATGCTGATGGTGTGGTTCTCTACAAAACCTTTATGGACCGTCGTGTGATTGTTGATGATGGTATGCCTGTTGAAGGTGATGTCTTTACCTCATTCTTGTTTGGCCAAGGTGCGATTGGTTTCCAAGATATTGGCGCACCAGTTGGTGTAGAGACTGATCGCGACAGTCTAGCAGGTACAGATATTCTTATTAACCGTCGTCACTTTGTATTGCATCCTCGTGGCATTAAATGGGCAGGTGCAACGGGTATCGCACCTAATAATGCCGGTCTTGCTACGTCTGATAACTGGGAACGTGTCTACGATCCTAAACAGATCCGTATTGTGGCATTCAAGCACAAGATCAAATAACAAAAAGGCGGGTAATACCGCCTTAACTATTTGGAGATCCATAAATGGGACTTTCATCATTTAACCGTGCACGGGAAAGACAACAAATGACAGAAACAAAAATTGCTGAGCTCGAAGAACAACTGGCAACTGTAAAAGGTGAATTTATTGCCTTTCAAAATGATCCTGAGGCAATGAAAGCACGTATTGCTGAACTGGAAGTAGGTGAAGGTGGTCAAACTCCTGAAGATGGCCAAAAGCCCAGTGATACTCAACCGCAACCAATTAACTATGCAGGCCTCAAAGTAGATGAGTTGCGTGCGGTCTTGACTGAAAAAGGCATTGCATTTGAAGCAGGCGCTAAAAAAGAAGAACTTTTAGCATTAATTCCAAAGGAATAAACCATGAGCTTTATCACTGAACAAGAAGCGATAGAACATGTTGAAGGCTTTGATGCTTTATCTGTCAGTGATAAGGCTCAATTCCTCCAAATGGCTGATGCATATCTGTTAGCACGTAACGTAAAGCCTTATGAAGACGTTACCCAAGTACCTGAACCTTTAAAAACAGCCTCCTATCAAATCATCAAGGGCATTATGAAAGGTGATCTATATCAAGGGCAGGAACAGGCACTAAAACGTAAGAAGGTCAAAGCTGATACGGTTGAGACCGAAAAGGAATATCAGGACGGATCAGTAAAGCTTAGTGCAATCGAACAATTCATTCTTGATTTGATCAAACCATATTGCAAACGGAAACGCGTCTTTATTGTCAGGAAAATCTAATGGGCTTACGTGAAGAAATTCAGACAGATATTGCCGAAGCATTTAATGAAGATTTGGCTGACGCCGTGCATACCTTTACGTGTGAGCGAGTCACTAAGTCAAATTGGGATCCTAAGACTGAAACTCATGTTGAAGTTAAAGAAAACTATACTGGCCGTGGTGTTCTGTTTGGCTCATACAGTCAATATGAAATACAAACGCTTGGAGTACTGGCCACGGATAAGAAGGCTACCGTTCTTCAAAATGAAGTGAGTATGACGCCAAAAATAGATGATGAATGGGTAACAGCCTTAGGGTCATTTAGAGTTATTTATATCCAACAAGATCCAGCTGAGACTATTTGGAAATGTCAGTTGAGGAAGGTTTAAATACTTGTTCTAATATCCCTCTAGCTTAGGGGGATATATGGCAAATAAATCACTTAACGAAAAATTTAAGATTATTGGATTTTGGACATTTGGTGGAATATTTTGGTATTTATTAATTAGTTTCTTTTTGCTGAGTGATTATCCAATTCAGGATTATCCATTTAACCATAAAAAAACATATGAAGTATTAAAAGATGCCTTAAGTCTTGCTGCGGCTTTTTTAGCGCCAGTTGCTGCTTTTGTATTATTCAGTAATTGGCGAGAACAACATATTGAAGTTGAAGTTGAGAAAGGAGGGATTGAACTCTACGAGCGTTTAATGCTTATCAAAAATGAAATTTCAGATATTAATAGTGAAATATGTTTTAATTTTTCTGAAGATAAAAAAGGTCTTGAAGACAGATTAACTATCACCTTTTTTGAAAAAATATTTCAAGTAAATTTAATAAAAAATAGATTAAGAAAAAGAAATAACTCTACAATTACTTTTTGCTCCTTTGCTGATCAAATTGGAAGAGATGTAGATATTTGTTTCGCATGCTTAATGAATATGTATTCAGCTAAAATTAAAATCACTAATTCAAATATATACAATTTCGAATATATAAATGAAAGTGATAAGGAGTTTAAAGAGAGATATCAAGAAAAATTTGATGAATTTGAAAGCCAATATACTGTGGGGTTTAATAAACTTGTAAATGATTTGGAGGCTTTAGATATACTTACTGACACGATTCGAATCCAAATTTAGTTGGTAATTTAATATAAAGCTAAAAAGCCTACATGAAATGTAGGTTTTTTTTATGGGCGCATATTAGGAGTATCAATGGTTAGCACAGATTATGTTCCTGAATGGTATATCTCGCCATTCCAACATGTGCAGTACACACTCGCTCGAAATCAACTACACATGGATTTGTTATTTGAAGATATGGATAAAGCTGATCAATTTTTGGATATGGGAGCGGATGCACAAGTCAGTACTTTTTCTGATGGCGCATATGCAATCGTCCAAATTGGTGATACGGCGGATAAAGACCTACTCCAAGTTTATGGATTGCTTTTACATGAAGCCGTTCATATCTGGCAAATAGTAAAACGGAGAATGGGTGAGCGAGAGCCAAGTGTAGAGTGTGAAGCATATTCGATTCGGGCAATCGCTCAAGACCTTTTTGAAATGTTCGAAGCAAGTGAGGTTAAAAAACATGGGGTGGAAGGGAGCAAGGCCGAGCAGCTTTAGTTTTGAAGTTGAGAAACAGGCAGATGAGCATGTAAAAAAAATCACCATGGATACAGTGCAATCACTCGTTGTTTCAAGTCCTGTTGATACTGGAGCTTATCGGGCATCGCATATTGTTTCTATTGGATCTGGTGATTACGGTGTGCGAGAGCCTTCTACAAATGCGGTGCAAGATGCCGCGATTCAAGCTGTTAAGTTTAAGTTAGGGAGTTTGATCTATATTCAAAACAATCAGCCATATGCTGAGCGTTTAGAAAACGGTTGGTCCGATCAAGCACCGCAGGGCATTTATAGCACAACGTTTACTTATATTACTCAAAAGTACGGTGGCTAAAATGGCAATGACTTTAGAGCAAGCTAGACAAGCTATCGTGGACCGAATGATGAGTTTTACAGGGATTTCTCAAGATAGAATCCAGTATCCAAATGCACCAGGTTTTACGGTACCAACAAAAGGTGTGTGGTGTCGTTTAACCATTACGGGAGGACCAAGTTTTATAGCTGGACTAGGGGATAAGCCGTGTACACGCCGTACTGGTAATATCTTAATTCAATGTTTTGCCCGTCCTAATACTGGAGACAGGGAAGTAACAGAACTTAGTGATGCATTGCTGGCACATTTTGAATATTTCTCAGTCGAACATTTAGAGTGTTTGAATGGACAATCAATTTATGCCGGTCAAGATGCTGACTTTGTTCAGTATAATGTGACTATTGGTTATAGGGTGAATTGATATGTCCTGCATGCTTACTCAAGAAGAAATCGAAATTAAACGGCAAGAACTGGAACGACACTTGGCAGGTGTAATGGCTGAAGAGCTGAATAAATGGCAATTGGCTAATAAACTATGTGTTTCTGATGTGAATATACGTTTAGCCGATGTTAGTAGTCTTGGCGGTTCTAAACATAATGTAGTTACTGGAGTAAGTGTCGATCTAGATGATTGATTTTAAATTTTAAAGAAATTACCGCCAATGAGCGGTTTTTTTATGTTCCAAATTTTGTAACCACCTTTCGAGGTGGTTTTTTTATGCCTATAAGGAGTAAAAGCCATGTCGAGTGGTGCAAAGATCCGTCTTTACTATGCTGAAGAGCAAACCCCCGAAGTATTACCAACTACACCAGTTTGGAAGACCGTTCGTCGTGTGACTGATGGCTTGACTGAAAACGTCACTACAGAAACTTCAAGCAGTGTGACAGATAACCGTTTCCGTCAAGGTGGGATGGCTACTGAAGCAGAAATCACAGGTTCTTTAGAAGTTGAATTATCTATTGGCTTGTTTGATGACTTCTGGTCAGCTGTAGCTATGAATAACTGGGCGAGTGATGTTCTTAACTTTGGTGGTAATGTGCGAAAGACATTTACCTTCGTCAAAGTTTTTGAAGATATTAACCAGGTATTTATTTACCGTGGTGTACGTATAAATGAAGCTACGATGTCTATTGCTACTACTGGCAAAATCACAGCTACATTTGGCTTGATGGGCACTCTGTTTGAGCGCACTACTACAAACCCTGTTATTTCGCCTTTACCAGTCCCTGAATTAGTCCTTGTTTCAGCTCTTAACGTTGGTGATCTTAAAGTTAATGGTGAAACTGTGGTGGGCACTGCTTGTATGCAGTCTCTTGAATTGACCATTAATAACAATATGGAAGCAATTCGCTGTATCGGCTCTCAGAAGCTCACAGCAACAACTTATCTCGAAAAGATTGTTGATATCACCGTCAACACTCAATACATGTTCTCGGCTCAATCGGCAGCATATATCGACTTCATTAAAACCCGTGACACCATGCCGCTAGAATTCTCTATTGAAGATGATGCAGGTAATGGTTATGCATTCCAGTTCCCACAATTAGAAGTGGCTGAAGCTAATCACCCTGATGGCGGTGGAGAAGACACCATCACAGTCGACATTAACTACAACCATATTCGCGTATCGCCGGTTATTACTCGTGTGATTGCGCCAGTTACACCTTAATACTGATTTGGCAGCTTTATTGCTGCCTTCTTATTTGGAGATATAACATGGCTCTTGAAGTCAATATTCAAAGAAATAAAGACGTTAGTTTGTGGCGCGAATATAAAGATGAAGAAGGTAATGTACTTGCTGAGTTCAAGATCCGAGGCATTGGATATAAGCCTTATCAAGTAGCTTTAGAACGTGCGAATAACCAAATCACAGCTAAAGGATTTGATGTTGCTAAAGCTTCATCCGATGACAAACTCTTTCATGAATTACTATTGGAAGCAGTTGCATGCCATTTAATTGAAGACTGGAAGGGTGTTGTATTTGTCGAAGAAGGTCCTAATGGCGAACAGTTAAAGTCCGAACCTGCATACAATGCAGAGAACGCTACGAAATTGCTTAACATGGGCGATTTAGGGGTTTCTCTCTGGTCCTTTATTCGAACTGAATCAGAAAAGATTCAATCAGAAGCGAACCAATATCGAGATGATGTTGTGGGAAAGTCACAACCCTCTACAACTACGCGAACAAATATGCGGGGCTCACGGACCACGAAAAGAAGCAAAGAGAAGCGCTCGGAGTAAAACTACCTGATGCGCCTGATTATTCTTATGTCGCAAACGCCATACTGGCTGCATATAACACGATTGCAAGATCTAGACGCTATGAACAGGGTGTTCCTCTGGCGTTAGATATCTCATCAATTAATGCTTATGTTGAGCAATATGACTTGCCAGTTGAACGCTACATCTTCAATGACTGTATCTTTACACTCGACGATATGTTCTTGGATGAGGCGCATAAAAAGCAAACTTCAAAAAAATAATCATAACTACGAAGATCACTTAATGTGGTCTTCGTTTTCAATTTATTTTTTAAAATATATAATCCAAACAATTAATTATAAGATCTTAGAAACGTGTTAGTTAAACTTTTATATACATTGGGGTGCTCAATTTTTTTGGTAGTTTTAATTAGCTGCACTAAAAAAGTTGAAATAAAACCACTTCCTCCTTCAGTTGAAGAGGAATACCTAACTTCAAAACATGAAATAGATAAGATGCTTGATGCATTAAATAATCATGATGTTCCAAATGATGAGAAGCGTAAGATATTGTGTAAGACATATCCTGAAGTCTACAAAAACCACTATATGCCAGCTCTACTCAAGCTTTCACCTGATACATATACAGAGGAAACTTTATTAAGAGATTTTGAGGCTGTGATTAAATTTTATAAACAAGCTTGGTCTATTAAATGTATTTAATGACTAAATATTAAGAAATTTGAAGGGTAGTTTTTAATTCTTTGAACTGTTAAATTTTACCCATTAATAAAGATGGGTAATTTCATGAAAAAAATCATATTTGGTGCTTTTGTATCTGTAATGCTTACTGGCTGTGTTGCGCCATCATATAACGCCACTTCAAAGATTACTGAGATGACAAGTCGCCCTAATATTGGGGAAGTAGTTACTGTGGGCGTTGGTGAGCAAATGCTTTATCAAGGTAATGCAAGTGAGGATGAGATATTAGACATCCCAAACCCGACAAAAGTTGACTTATATCGTTTGCCAGCAGGTCAATATACTAAAACAGGAAATAATGAGAAGGGAGACTTCTATTCACCTGTTACTAAATCTGGAGCTATGGTTGGAAAGAACTTCTTTGCCGACCCTATTCAAGTTCTTATGGTTTCAAAAGAAAATAAATTGTGTGCAGTAACTGTTTTTAATGCCAAAGTTTGCTCTAAAGATGCTGAATTCAAAGTAAAGAAGGTTACCTCACTTCGTGATAATACATTTCAGCAAACGCTTATTTACAGTGGAAAAATAGGGAACAAAATTAATGTAGGTTATCGTGAATTCTCAGGGAGTTTAGCGCGTCCAGCTTTTAATAACGATGTTGAATATGATTTAAGTGAATCTAGACAAATTGGTTACAAGGGCGCTCTTTTAGAGATCCTAGATGCGAATAACCAGAGTATTAAATACAAAGTATTAAGAAACTTTAATCTTGTTCAATAATGCGTATGCGAGATAACCAGAGGTCAGAATGAGCTAAGTTATATTTAAAAATATAGAAAACCAAATTTCATGAACCCGCGAAAGCGGGTTTTTTATTGCCTAGAGGAAAGTAAGATGGCACAAGAATCACGTCTCGTCATTGTAATTGATGCAAAAAATGCGGAGCGTAATGCGCGTAATCTAGGCAATGAGCTGGATAGCATTGAGCGTAAAGGTGACTTTGCCACCAAATCAATGGATGCGTTATCTGTTGCTACACGTCAACTTGCTGGATACATGGCTGGATTGGTTACTGTAAGTGCCGCCATTTCTAAGATGGACACTTACACTGGTCTTCAAAACCGTCTCAAATTAGTAACTAACAACCAAGTTGAGTTAAACAAGGCAACAGAAGATACCTTCCGGATTGCTCAAAAAACCTATTCAGCATGGGATTCTGTTCTACAGGTCTACCAGCGTTTTAGTGATAATGCCAAAACTTTAAACCTCACAATGGATGACACAGCACGTTTAACTGAAACAGTATCAAAAGCTGTAGCAATAAGTGGTGCAAGTGCAGCAGCAGCAGATGCAGCTTTAGTTCAGTTTGGGCAGGCATTAGCAAGTGGAACATTGCGCGGTGAAGAGCTTAACTCTGTAATGGAGCAAACCCCAGCATTAGCAAAAGCAATTGCTCAAGGTATGGGTATAACTGTTGGAGAGTTACGCACAGTAGCAGCGGAAGGGAAAATTACTTCCCAAGAAATCGTTAAGGCCTTAAAGAATGTTCAAGCAGATGTAGATGCCTTATTTGCTAAAACAGACATCACTATTAGCCAATCGCTAACGCTGCTTAACAATGAAATTACTAAGTTTGTTGGCGAGTCTGGAAAGGGATCTGGCGCAGCAGAAGTATTGTCAGGTTCTATTAAAACGCTTGCTGGTAACTTAGATGTTTTAACATCTGCAATGATGGTTGGTGGAGCATATTGGCTTGGAACCTACATTCCAGCAATCTATGCCTCTGGTGTTGCTGTAGCTGCAAAAACGAAGGAATTAGCGGTTCAAACCGTAACGCAGTATGCTGCAATTCAGGCCGAGCGCGCTGCTGCTGCTCAACAAGTAATTAGCACTCAAGCCGTTGTTGCAAATACTCAAGCAACTTTAGCTGCTATTGCGGCTGAGAAAGCTTTGGAAGTACAGCGCTTAAAATCCCAAATCTCTGAAAAAGGCCGTGCTGCTACATTAACTCGTATGGCTGAGTTAAAGAAAATTGAGGCTCAAGTTACAAGAGAATTGGCACTTGCTGAAGATGCATTGGCTGTAGCTCAATCAAGATCAGCAGCAGCTGGTGCGGCAAGTGTAGGGATAGGATCACGGCTTTTAGGTTTACTTGGTGGTCCAGTTGGTATTGGGATTACAGTAGCAAGTTTAGCAGCTGGATATTTATTAATGCGAGACAACACAGCTGAAGCTAATAAAAAGCTTGAAGAACAAGCAAAAGTTGCTGAGAGAACAGATGAGGCTTTAAAAAAATTAGCTGGCAATGATAAGACAAAAGCTGTTAATGATCTAACAGCTGCATTTAATGCCCAGAATGAAGCATTAGAGAAATCGTCACGTTCTGTTGCATCTGCATTAATTGATATCGAAAACTATGCTCGTGGCAATTGGGAAGTTGAAAAAATTTCTCAAGAGGCACGTAAAGGTACTATCAGCTATACAGAAGCCATAGAACGCTTAAATAAAATTAAGTTGCCTACAGATCTATATGAAAATCTTAAAAAGCAAGCTGCCCAATATGATCAAAATTCAGTTAAAGCAGCTCAATCTGCTGACAAGTTAAAAATCTTCGGTGTTGAAGTAACTTTAACCGGTAATAAAGCCCAGAATGCAGCAGCTCAGCATCAACAGCAAGCGGATGCTTTGGGGAATACTGCTAGTGAGGCTGAAAAGGCAACAAAGGCTTTACAAGATTATCAAGCCAAGCAAAAAGATAGCGTTATTGACTCAATCTATAAATCAGGATGGCTTGATAAAGGTTACACCGTTGCTCAAGCTAATGCCATTTTAGAACTGCAAAAAGCTAAAGGAATGAGTGCGATTTTGTCTAAAGATGAAATTGATAGCGCACTTAGAAATCTCAAGATCATCGAAGAACAACAGGAGCGAGAAGATAAATTAACTGAAGCTAAAAGAAAGCAAACCAAAGAGTCTGCCAAACAAGCTGTTCTACTTGCAGGGAATAATGAGCGAGTGAGAAATATGCTTCGTGTATATCAGGCTTTCCGTAATGCTGGATTGGGAGATAAGCAAGCACGAGTAATGACAGCTCAAGTTGGGCGCGAGAATGATTTTAGAAATGAGGCAATGTTTGGTAGCCATAAGGATGAAAATAATGGTTATACAAATACTGGATTTATTTCTTGGCAAAAGACTCGCTCAACTAAACTCATGCAGTCCTTACAGGGACAAGGTGTTTTAGATAAAAATGGAAAAATCCAGCAAACCCAAGATGCTTTAGATGCGCAAGCTAAGTTTTTATTGCAAGAGGTTATGACTAATAAAAGTTATAGCAAATCTAAAGCCGCTCTTCTTAATGATGATTTAGACTATCGAAGTTTAGAAAAAATCGTGGGGAAAAATTTTATCGGGTGGGATTATGAAGGGAAAAAGCTTGGCAAAGATAAAGCTTCACAGCATTTAGCCAAACAAGACTCTTACTATAATCAGCTTAGTAAAATTTTAGGAGATAACCCCGAAGCAGCCTCAAAAGCAATCGGCGATCTTTCGAAGTTCGAAGATGAAGCATATAAGGCACGCGCTAAAACTCTTGAGGAAGTTAAACAGCTACAGGCAACATATGACTCAGAAACAGTTGCTAGAAGCAAAAGACGAGAGGAGGAAATCAACAAAGCAACCATTTTAGGTCAATCAAATTTAATCGCAAAAATTAATGAGCGTTTTGATGCTGAAGATAAATTAGCTCAAAAACAATTTGATTTTGAAGTAAATGGTTATAAGTGGACTGAAGAACAAAAGCTTGATTACACATATGAAACCAATTCATTACGTCTGGTTGCTGAGGGGAAATTAACAGAAGAACAGCGCAAAATTGCGATTGATTCGTTTAAGTTACAGCAGCAACAAGAATTAGGTTTACTAAAACTTGCTCAAGAGCAACGTCTTTTTCAGGCTAAACAAGCTCTACTGACAGAAACCCAAGCCATGCAGGAACGTTACAGACTCGAACGGGAGGAAATTCTTAAGAATACCAAGCTTTCTATAGAAGAGCGGCAAAAGCTAATCGCATTATCTAAAGCCAATCAGGATAAAGAGACACGCGATAAAGTGAATAATGCTGTTCAAAACTGGGATGGTATTCAGGCGAGTATCACTGGTAATAGTGGACAATTCGCTTTAGAACAGGAGCGCTTTAGCCGTTATGATGCTTCTCAAAAAGTATTTGATAGCCAGCTTGCTGATATTGAAACTCAGGAACAAGATCCAAATGCAAATATGGTAGCTCTAAATGCACAACGTGAACAAATCATGAAGGAACACTTTGAGCGTTTGAAATTGATTGAATCTACTTATCAAAATGATTCAATGAATCTCCAGTTGGGTTATGGAGCTAGTGTCACAGGGGCATTGGCTGGCATGTTTAAAAATATGCTTGGTGAGTCATCAAGTGCATACCGCATTCTTTATGAAAGTCAGCGGGCATTCGCATTGGCGCAGGCTGGAATGAACATGTGGAAAGCTGCTTCAGATGCTTACGCAAATGAGCCAGGTACTTGGTACCAAAAAGCGGCAGCAGCAGCGATCGCGACAATTAAATCAGGTACATTTGTATCTCTCATCCAAGCTGCAACCCCGCAAGGATTTGCGGATGGTGGTTATACAGGTAACGGCCTAAAACACACTCCAGCAGGGATTGTGCATAAAGGCGAAGTCGTATGGTCGCAAGAAGATATCAAACGCTGGGGTGGTGTTAGCGTTGTTGAAAGCATGCGTCAAAGTAAACCAAGTGGTTATGCAAATGGAGGTTATGTTTCTAATAATACTAGTGAAGCTATAGCAGCCCGACGGGAGGCACGACAATTTGATGCGATTAATTCAAATCAAACACAAAGCAGTTCGAGTCAAGTTCCAATCAATGTTTATGTAACAGTTAATCCGGATGGATCAAGCAAAACTGATACCCAAAATGACTCTAAGCAGCTTGGGCAATTGATCGGCAATGCGGTAAGAACGATTATCCGGCAAGAGCAGCGACAAGGCGGTTTATTAGCAAAGTAACCCACTCGAATGAGTGGGTTTTTTAATGGGAGTACAAAAGTGAAAAAGTACATTATGACTTTTCTGCTTGCTTTACTGATTGCTGTAGTTTTCTACATAAGTGCAAATTTAATTGATTTTAATCTAATTGAATATGCAACAGGTTTTGTATTTGGTTTGGCGCTCACACTCATTTTTCAAAAGGAATCTAAGAGTTCTAAAGCTGCAGAATTACTAAACAGACATATTAAAGAATGGGGAGTTCGTGAAAGTAGGCGTGGTGGTTTATTTGCACCAGATCATGACACGACTAGTCTAGAAAATTGCAAAAAACGTTTTAAAGATAGTCCGGTTAGTATGAAAGTTGAGTGGTCAAAAAAAGATGAGTAATCGTAAATTCACTTGGTGCCAAGACTTAGAAGGTAATTCAGGTTCGCAGAGCTTTAATACGTTATCAAGCAAATTTGGTGACGGTTATGAACAAAACATTGCTGTAGGTATCAATAACCGATCTGGTGAATGGACTTATCAAAGAACAGCTTATAAAGCGGAAATTATGCAAATCAAAGCATTCTTTGATGATCACAAAGGAGCTGACTCGTTTCTTTGGGATTCGCCATTAGACGGTGAAGTCCGAGTTAAAACAGGTGAATATCAACCCCGCTGTTTGGGCGGTGATGTTTGGCAAATCTCAACAACATTCACCCAAGTTTTTTACCCCTGATGACTCTTAACTTTTGACCATCAATGCCCTACTATCAAATGGCTGAATTTTCAGCGATTAATGCATGAGGTTAAAATGAGAGACGGAATTTACTTTGTGAAATTCAAAAGCACTATCCAAGATTTTGGTGAGGGTACGGTGGTGGTAAAAGATGGAGTGGTCAATGGTGGAGATTATGGATTTACATACCGTGGCAGGGTTGAAAACAATCTTCTCAAATTAAATGCAAAACAACATGATAGGAATGTTGTATCTGTATTTGGTGATATCAGTGATTACGAATTAATTTTAGAGGTTAAACCTACTGATACTGGCTATGATTTAGTTGGTAATACTGAAGCAATACCAGGTGTGGTTATTCAAGTAAAAGCTAAATTTATTGGTGATCAATTAGCTTAAATTATCCATTCTCAACAAAAGGACGCATTTGCGTCCTTTTTTATCATCCAAAGGAAATCAAAATGAAGCATTTTTCAACCGATATATTCATTAAGCTATGTGTAAAATATACAGGTAAAAGCAAGCAAGATCTTGCTAAAAAGTGGGGGCTTTACTACTTCTTGACCCGATCAAAAACAAAAGCCTATTGGTATACAATTTTCTCCTAATGTCGTGACCTCATGCAAGAAACTACGGCATGCACACAAGACGGAGTTGTGCCCGTCACCTAATTCTTAATAATTTTCATGCCCCACTCGCTGGGGCTTTTTTTATGCGAGTAAGAAAATGACAATTCAAACAGTAAATCTAGGTACGGCACCGGCTGGCGCAGGTGGTGATACATTTCGTTCTACCGGCGCAAAAATTAATGAAAACTTTACAAACAATACTCATGCTGCTAGTCGATATGTAGGTACAGCGGCTGGAAATGTGATGGAGGTTGGTGCGTTTGGTTGGGGTGTCTCTGGAAGCAACTCGACACCAGCCATATCGGGTGATAATGAATCTCAACTACTTTCAGAGCTGGAAGGTAAATCAAGACTATTCTCTGGAAAGAGCGCTAATTCACCATATTTGTATGTATGGTCACCTGCTCTGTATGCGCAAGTGAATGATGGTTGGTTTGTTTTAGCTGTTGATAAAAACGGGCAAGGTATTAAAGTTACTACGGGTTCTACCACTGGAATAACTGCTAAAACACATCAACTATGGACTACACGAAATACAACAGTAGATTCAAATGGCTTCATAAAAGCAGCTTCACCGATCGTAAAACTATTTGCAGATAAAATTGAACTCAATGATGAAGCTGCTGAACAGCCTATTACTTTTGAAAAAAAGGATGTTGGCCATTACTTAATTAAAGGCAGCTCCGGGTTTTCGAAAGAAGGTTGGTGGATTGAAATACCGACTGACACACATGGCAACAAGATTTGCGCTGTTGAATATCAAACTTTAGAAAACGGTGATCTTGAAATTAAGACATTCAAGAAAAAGCTAAATGATGAGGGCGATATTGTTGCCAATCTCGATGCACCAATTGATATACCAACGAATGTAAATGGTGAGCCACGCTGGATTGATATTCGTTTAAACAGCATTAAAAAGACAATCGTTAGAAAAGTGCCACGCACTGAAAAACAACCGCGTATGGTCCAGCAAGTAAAATATGCACCGCAATTGACCTATATCACTAAATACGAAGATTTATTTGATGATGAAGGAAAAGCTGTAATTGTGGATGGCAAGAATTATAAAAAGCCAGTAACTCACATTCAAACTGATCAAAACGGTACGCCTATTTTGTCGAATCAACCAGTCATTAATGAAAATGGTGAGCCAGTTTTTGAATGGGTTCAAGCTATTGATGGTGAAGGAAATCCTGTTTTTGATGATGTGCCAGTTCTTGATAAGGATGGAAATCAGATTTATGACGAGGTAACCCATGAGTCTGAATAGTGATTTTCAGAAGCTGTATGTCGATGGGTTAATTCATTTGTATGAACTAGATGCCAGCAGCTTAGGTGCTGGCATCTTGCGTTTTCACGGGCATATTTCTTTTCAAGACTGGGAGAAAATCTACTCTTCAATTGGTTCCGAAGGTTTAATTGGTGCAGACTCTGGAAGCATTGGCAAAGTTTTTGATACCGGTGATCAGAAAGTATGGAACCGAAATATTATCTGGCAAGGTCAAGTTTTTGAGCCGATGGCACTTGAGGTGTCTGGTCTTGAAATGCGTTCAGATGGTAAGGCTTCAGCACCAACTTTAAGCATGGCCAACAATATCAACGGCATCCAGAATGCAGTATCTGCTTACTGTTTGCAGTTTAAAGACTTTGCTGGCGCAAAACTTAAAGTTATTACCACTCTTGCTAAATACCTTGATGCCGAAAACTTCACAGCAGGCAATCCAACTGCATCGAATGAAGCTAAAGAACAAATCTGGTACATCGAGCAAAAGACATCTGAAAATGCACAACAAGTGACTTTCGAGCTGTCCAATCCAATCGATTTTGAGGGTTTAAAAATCCCAGTTCGCCAAATAACTTCACTTTGTCATTGGTGCATGGTCGGGAAGTACCGGGGCGAGGAATGTGGTTACACAGGTGTAGCAATGTTCACTGATAAAGATGAGCCAACTGATAATCCGGCACTTGATCGATGCGGTGGACTTCTGCGGTCTTGCCGTATGCGCTTCGGTGAAAATAAACCGCTGCCATTTGGTGGTTTCCCGGCTTCAAGTTTATTGTGAGGTTTTATGAAACTTACAGCGAAACTAAAAAAAGCAATCATGGCGCATGCTGATGAATGCTATCCGCTTGAATGCTGTGGTGTGATTGTTGATAAGCAATATATCGCTTGTCGCAATATTGCCGAACAATCTGATCAATTTGAAATTCATCCCGAGGATTTGGCAAGTGCTGAAGATCAAGGCGAAATCTTAGCTTATGTACATTCCCATCCAGATGGAACAACAAAAGCTTCGGAACTTGATCTGATTCAAATTGAATTACATCAAAAGCCGTGGGTAATTTGTTCATATCCGGATCTTGATTTTCAAGTTTATGAACCTTGTGGTTATCGTGCTCCATTGGTCGGAAGAAACTATATTCACCATTATCAGGATTGTTATGCATTGGTTCGTGATTTTTATGACCGCGAACTTGGTATTAAATTGCCAGACTTTGAGCGAAAAGATGGCTGGTGGGAAGACAAAGATCATCCGTCAATATTGATTGATAACTTTCCGAAAGCCGGTTTCTATGAAGTGGACACTCCGCAATATGGAGATATGTTGATTTGTCGAGTACCACGAACAGAACACCCAAATCATTGCATCATTTGGCTTGGTGATAAAGCAATGCTGAAGTCCGAAGATACTGAACCTTGTATTGGCAATACATTAATTTTGCATCAGCTTCACGGCCGTAAATCTATACGTGAAATCTATGGACCGCAATGGTCAACCAGAACGGTAAAAATCTTGAGGCATAGAGATGTTAAAAACAATTAAGTTGTACGGCATCTTGGGGCAAAAGTTCGGTCGTGAATTTAAGCTCGATGTCGCAAATACTCGCGAAGCAATGCGAGCATTATCTGTTCAGATCGCTGGCTTTGAGCATTTTATGTTGCATGCACATGAGCAGGGCCTACGCTTTGCCGTGTTTTTAAAAATAAAGAACTCAAGTAATAAACGAGGCAAGAAACGCCCAGCCATTTACGATCATGAAACTAAGCGCCTAATCACTGGTGACAATATCGGTGAAGAACAGCTTGATATGAATACTGAGGCTGATGTTATTCATATTGTTCCGCGAGTTATGGGGGCAGGTGGTAATGGAATATTACAGACTGTATTGGGTGCTGTGATGGTCGTGGTGGGGGTTTTAGTAACTGTAGGCACATTGGGCGGTGGAGCACCACTCGGTGCTGCATTGATTGGTTCAGGTATTGGAATGATGCTTGGTGGGGTGGCCATGATGCTTATGCCAAAGGTTGATACGACTCAAGATCAAAACCAAGACGGCAATAGAGCAAATAAGGGCTTTGGCGGTGCAGTTACCACAGTTGCACAAGGTAATCCTGTTCCAATTCTTTATGGTCAACGGGAAATCGGCGGCTTCATTGTGAGCGCAGGTCAATATCCTGAAGATCAGATGTAAATTTTAATTATTTAACAGGCGCTTTCTAGCGCCTTTTTTATTGCGTGAGATTTCTTATGAATGCAGTAGTAGGCGCAAAAAAAGGCAGTAAAAAACAACGGCAACCTGTCATTTCACCAGATTCTGCTCAATCGAAAACCTTTATCAAGGTTCTATATGGTTTAGCTGAAGGCGAGATTGAAGGTTTAGCTAATGGGCTTCAGTCAATTTATTTAGAAGAAACTCCACTTCAGAATGCAGATGGAAGCCTTAACTTTGAAAATGTAAAAGTTGATTTTAGAAATGGTACTAATGATCAGGAATACATAGAGGGTTTTCCAGCAGTCGAAAGTGAAACTGCTATCGATGTGGAGCTGAAGTCTGAAACACCGTGGGTCCGCGCTTTTAGTAATCTTGATCTTGACGCAGTTCGTCTGCGCTTAAAATGGGGACCTTTACGTACTCAGAACGCTACAAATGGTGACGTATCAGGCGTAACGATCGAATACGCAATCGATTTACAGACTGATGGAGGTGTCTGGACTGAAGTACTAAAAACCAAGATTTCAGATAAAACCTCTGCAAATTACGAGCGAGCACACCGCATTGATTTACCTCGAGCTGATTCTGGTTGGCTTGTACGTGTACGCCGTCTGACGCCGAACTCATCTTCTGAATATATCAGCGACAAGATGTATATTGCAGCTGTTACAGAAGTGATCGATGCGAAATTACGTTACCCAAACACAGCATTATTGGGCCTTCAGTATGATGCTGAGACTTTTGGAAACGTAGCAAAAGTTGCTATGGATACAAAGGGTAGGCTCCTAAAAGTTCCTACTAATTACAATCCAGCAACACGGCAATATGTTGGGATGTGGGACGGTACTTTCAAAGAGGCTTATTCTAACAACCCTGCATGGATCTATTACGACATCTGTACAGTTGATCGCTATGCGCTAGGTGACCGCTTAACTCCACTTATGGTTGATAAGTGGTCATTGTACCGATTAGCACAATACTGTGACGAAATGGTACCAGACGGTCTAGGCGGCCAAGAACCACGCTTTACTTGTAATGTTTATCTTCAGAGTGCCGAAGGTGCCTTTGAAATTTTAACGAAATTAGCTGGTGTATTCCGTGCTATCACATTTTGGGATGGTAATAGCATTATTTGTGATGCGGATATTCCCCAAGATACTTACTTCACGTATACCCGGGCTAATGTTATTGATGGCAATTTTGAGTACGCGGGAACTCGTGCTCGAGATAGACATAATGTCGTTAAAGTTGCGTGGGATAACCCGGCTAATCACTATAAAACTGAATATGAGTTTGTTCGTGATGAAAAGGCGATTGCTGAAGCAGGTCAAGTTCGTATTTTAGAAATTGATGCTTGGGGATGCACGTCGCGTGGACAAGCGCAGAGAGCAGGCTGGTGGGCATTAAAGTCTGAGCAATTAGAAACTCGTACGGTGAGTTTTAAAGTTGGTTTGGATGGCCATATTCCGCAACCGGGAAGAGTTATTGATATTGCTGACCCTCTCTTTGCAGGACGAGCTAATGGTGGTCGTGTTTCCAAAATCTCAGCAGATCGTAAAAGCATTACACTAGATCGTGACGATGTTGTGGCAGTAGCTGGTGACCGACTTATTATTAATGGTGAGGATGGCAAAGCTCAAACACGAATTGTTCAATCGATCTCAGGCCGTGTTGTTACAGTAACTCATGAGTTTGATGCGATTGCAGCACAAAACGTCTGGGTGATGGATGCTCAAGACTTGGCAACAATGAAGTTTCGGGTGATCTCGATTACTCAAGATGAAAGTCATCAATTTTCAGTGACTGCACTTCAATATAACCCAGCCAAGTTTGATGCCATTGATAAGGGCGCTTATTTTGATGAGGTTCCGATTTCGATTGTGAACCCAACAATTCAGGATCCTGTAACAGATGTCGTTGTTACAAGTGAAAGCCGAGTTGATCAGGGTATCAATGTAGCAACAATGATTGTATCTTGGGCGCAGGCTAAGGGCGCGGTTAAATATCAAGTTGAGTGGCGTAAAGATGACGGCAGCTGGATTAAGCTTCCAGTAACCGGCAATAACTCAGTCGAAGTACCAGGTATTTATGCGGGTCAATATCAAGCACGAGTAACTGCGATTTCAGCATTTGAGATAGCTTCTTTACCAGTTTATTCAACTTTGACTGAACTCTCTGGTAAGCAGGGTTTACCTCCAAAACTGGCATTTATCCAAGCAACAGGAATTTTGTTCGGTATAAAACTTGATTGGGGCTTTCCTGCAACTGGTGCTCTAGATACAGCTTATACCGAGATTCAAGTTTCACCGGATGGTACCAGCAACATTGCTCAATTGGGCTTATTCGCTTATCCAACGACGACTCATACTCTGCAAGGTTTACAGCCAAATTTAACTCAATTTTATCGTGGCCGTTTGATTGATAGGATCGGGAATATTGGGCCATGGTCGGACTGGACTCATGCGACAACTTCTGCCGATGCAACAGATGTTCTTGAGCTCTTGAATGATCAAATCAGTGAATCTCAGCTCAATCAGGAGCTTAAAACCAAGATTGATCATATTGAGACGATTGATGCTGAAATAGGTCCACTTAAGCAAGATATTCAGAATACGAAAGATCGGATTGCGCAAGAAGTCATTGATCGTCAAAACGCTATTCAACAGGCATCGGATGGCCTTTCACAGCAAATTATTGATGGTGATGAAAGTGTTCTTGAAGTTGTAAATACTGTTAAACAGTCAAGTGACGAGGGAATTGCTGCAGCTCAAGAAAGCATTCGTGTTGTTGCAAATGATCTTTCATTAGTTGCTGAAAAAACCGATGGTGTATATGCACAGCTTAACCCGCCGTTAATTGGTTCTGAATCTGATCTAATTGGAAATGATCAGGGCTTCACTGGTACATGGTCTGTTCAATCGGCAATTATTGAAGGTGATCTTGCGCTAAGCAAACGCATTGATACTACAGTAGCTGAAGTAAATGATTTACGTGCGTACGCTCAGCAAGAAGTTCAAGCTCGAATTGAGGGTGATAGGGTAACTGTTCAAAAAATAGATAACTATATCGCAAGTAATGATAGTGCTCTTGCAACTGTACGTGAATCTGCACAGGTAGCAGTTGAGCAGTCATCGGCAAATGCTGAAGCGATTGATTTAATCAATCTTGAGCTTGACGATAAAGCTTCAACTGGTGCACTTGAGCAAGTTAAGTCTGATATTAAGAATGTAGATGACAAAGTTATTGCCCAAACTACAAGGATTGATGGAGTTTACGCGCAAATCAATCCTCCATTGATCGGGTCAGAATCTGACTTAATCGGAAATGAAGGAGGTTATGCAGGCGTATGGTCAGAGCAATCTGCTCGTATCGAAGGTGATTTGGCCCAAGCTAAACTTACTGAACAGCTTTCTGCTCAGATGAATGAGAACAATGCCGTATTCAAGCGCCAGCTAGAGGCAAATTCGAGCGCTATTTCTTCTACTTTAAAGTTAACTGAAACGTTACAAACAAAAGTTGGTAAGAATAGTGCTTCTATTGAAACGGTTGCAAAAAGTGTGGATGGCGTATACGCACAGCAATTTACAAAGTTTGATGTGAATGGCCATGTTTCAGGTCATGGATCAATGAATGATGGAACTACTTCAACTTTCATTTTTAACTATGATTGCATCCAATTTGGCACACCTGTGGGTATTGACGGTATAGAGCCAAAGCCATTAATGACACTGCAAAACAAGCCAGTGACTTTGCCTAATGGCACTGTTATACCGCGTGGTTTGTATGTCGATAATGGTAGTTTTGGATATATCAATGCCAATCGGATCTGGGCAGAAAACTTAAGTGTTATTAGTGCGGACTTGGGAACAATTAAAGTCAAAACTGCGAATATTGAAGATCAAGCAGTTACTACTTCAAAAATTGGAAATTTAGCAGTTGATACTTTGCACATTAAGGATCGGGCAGTAACGCTGCCAGTTATCGTGACTAAGTCTGCTCAAAATACGACAGAAGGGTATAGATATACACCAAACCATTACACAATGGGCGAATTTTTGCGTGTTGTATTAACAGGCTTTCAGCCATATTCAACCATTCTGATTACTATGTTTGGTCAGTTGTACTTTATTCCACATCCGAGTGGTAATGCAGCTGAGGGGGATCTCACTCGTGCAACCAATGGAGCTATGTATTTTAAATTAGGAGATGATTATTTAGTTAATTATACCGCAGCTAACAATGTGGAAATAACGATACCGCCTGTGAAATTTGGATCTACTGAACTTGGCACTTCATTTTCTGTGTTAGCTAAAGCAGACGCATCTGGTCAGCTAGTGCTTAGTGGTTATTTTGATATGATGACTTTTGCTTACGCTAATCAGGTTACTGCAGGCTGCTCTGACTTAACCTTTTATGCTGTGGAGCTTAAAAAATGATGGAAAAGATCTATGGAGTTTTTAACAGTGATGGCAGCTTAGATGTGTTGGTCAAAGGGGAACGTGATAATGTTTATGCAACACCGCTTCAGCATATCAAAGAAATGCAGGTAGATATGCATGATAAAAATGTTTTGCATTATCTAGATGAGAATCTAAATGTAGTCACTATTCCAGTAGTACCAGAAAAAAAATTTGATTATGTCTCAAAAACTTGGATTGACTCACGAACTATTGATGAGGCTAAACAACAGAAATGGGAACAAATCAAACAGATTCGGGATCAGTATGAGTTTGGCGGTTTTGAGTTTGAAAATAAGCTTTATGATTCAGATCCTAATTCTCAATTAAGAATCGCTACTGCAGCTTTGCTCGGCGTATCAGTTGAGTGGACTTTAAAAGACAATTCAGTTGTTAATCTTAGTCCTGATCAATTGATTGACTTAAAAACAGCACTTGCAGTGCACATTAATAACATTCATGAAAGAGGGCGTATTGCACGACAGAAAATTGAAACTGCTTTGACATATGAAGAAATTGAAGCAGTAAATTTTTAATTTAGAAATTTCTTAGATAGCACCCAACTGGGTGCTTTTTTATTGTCAAAAATCTGGAGTAAGGCATGGAACCAGTTTCAACAAGCGGTTTAACAGCAATTTTAAAATTTTATGGTGCAGCAATTATGGTGACGTTAGCGGTTGCTTTAGTTGCAGCAGTTGTATTGATGACACGAATGCCACGCTCACCACAAGAGTGGGCAGTTGGTTTGATCTGTACGGTTGTATCAAGTTTGGCTGGCGGCTCATTCATTATTGTGAAGTGGGGACTACATGAATGGATTACAGATATTTGGGGAATGATTGCACTAGGTGGCTTCTTCTTTATTTGTGGTATTCCCGGTTGGGCTTTGGTCCGATGGATCTTCAACTTTATTGACAAACAAGAGGGTAAAACGATTGTCGAAGTAATTAAAGAAGTTAAGAAAGCCAAAAGAGATGTCGAAAACAGTTAATACCGCCTTCGGGCGGTCTTGTTTAGAAGTACACGTATAAGAGAGAAATTACCTGTTGACACTGCAAGCCGCTGACTACTACGAAAACCTATTGACGACCAATATTATGAAACGACCACCTTCGGGTGGTTTTCCTTTATGTGACATTTAGTAACCAGTTTGTTAAAGTTATTATATTTATAACAATTGGTGAAATTCATGAAAAAGATAATTTTAGGGAGCATGTTAGTGGCTGTTTTTTCCACATCATTTTCACATGCTTTAGCTCCCAAAAATGGAGATGAGCCAACTTATTGTGAGCAGATTGTTTCGGTCCATGGTTTATTAACTAGAGCACAATTTGAATGTGGATATAGTGAATATAACAATGAGTTAATCTCAGATTCAGCCAAGTGTTTTCAGCATGAACTTGGCGAAGAATATGGAAAAAAAGTCCTTATGTTTGGCATGAAAGAATTTGACCGAAATGTAAAGAAAGACGGGAAGAATAAGATTTGTAATAGTTTATTAAAAGAATTTCCAGAGTATGTAAGGAAGTAACTGATGAAAAAGCTACTACCAATTGCATTTTTACTCACAGCATCATTTGTAACTCACTCAGCCGATACTAATGATAAACACTGTAGAGATGTGAATAAACTTGCTGAAAATGTCATGCTCTTTAGGCAGGAAGGGGTTTCTGTGGTTAGACAAATGGAGATGATAGAGAGTATCAAACCAAGCAGGGATTTCAAAAGGTTAATGGAGATGATGGTCGAGGAAGCCTATAAAGAACCAAAGTTTGGATCAGAAGAGTATAAGGCGGAAGCAATAACTGAATTTGCAAACAATTGGTACATTCAGTGCAAGCAAGCAAATCGAAATAAATAGAGCACTTTAAGGTGCTTTAATTGTTGAAACTAAGAAAAGTTTATAAGTAGGTTTTTATGAGAAAGATAGTTTTATTAGGTTTGGTTTTCTTGCCGTTTTTGGGGAACGCGAGCCCATTTCCAAAACAAGCTGAAGAAGAAAAAAGTGAAAAGTTTTGTCGAGGATGGATGGATATCGCTGAAAGCATTATGGCAGAAAAGCAGAAAGGCACCTCGTTATCGATAATGCTTAAATCTTCTGATAGTATGAAAAGTAAAGAGGATGAACGTCTGATAAGAACGATTATACGAGATGCTTACTCACAACCAAGTTATTCAACTCCATCAATAAAGAAAGAACAGCTTAATGAATTTGCTGCTAGGTATTATTTAAATTGTATTGATGTCGTGCAGAAATCCAGTAGTTAAAAAGCACCCTAGGGTGCTTTTTTTCTAGCCAAAGAGCCAGCTAACTCAGCTAGAAGCTTTTTATCATGCGGTTCAAGCTCTTCGATTTTGGTTGAAATATATTCCTGATATTTCAGACCCTTTGTAGGATCATCAAATTCAGATGAGATTTCATTATGGATAAATTGCTCAATAATAAATTCAGCTTTACTTAAGTTTGTTTTTGAATCTGGCAGATAACAGTCTAATAAGTTACCTTCACCTTGAAGCGCATACTTAAGTGCAAACTGCAATAGATTATTAATAGCTGTATTAATTGACCCGCCTTGCTGCTTTACATAAGCAAGTAAATCACTATGTATTTTTGGGTCTAATCTGGCAGGAAACCTGATTAAATCTGATTGAGACATATTTTTTCCTCGGTGCTTGACATCAAGATTAATATCACTATAAATTATAGTCAAGTGATATCAATATTGATGTCATAAAAAGCCCTGATAACTTTCGACGGAGATCAGGGCCTTTTGTCTACACTTATGAGGATATAGACATGTCTAGTTTAGCATTAAGTTTTAATGAAGTGAAATTCAATCCCGTGCCACGGCAAGATGGCCAGATTTGGCTTTCTTCAGGTGAATTGGCACAAGCATTAGGATATAAACAAGAGAACGCGGTCAGTAAAATTTTTAATCGTAATTCTGATGAATTTACGGAAAATATGACACAAATTATTGATAATCCTCGGCTACCCAATTTGGGTATGCGGATTTTCTCACTACGTGGCTGCCACCTAATAGCAATATTTGCTCGTACTGCTGTAGCGAAGCAATTCCGCAAGTGGGTACTTGATGTTTTAGATAAAGAAGTTGGCACACCAGTTGCCAAAACCCACAAATCCGAACGTGAACCCCTAACCAATGCTGTAAATCTTCTTGTAGCTAAAACTAAGCATTTGAATTACAGCGATGCTTATAAATTAGTTCATCAGCGTTTCAATGTTCAGCATATTGATGAAATCCCATATGACATGATTCCTGTTGCAGTGGAATATGTTCATCATCTGATTGCGATGTACAGTAGTGCAGAGAAGAAGGCTCAAGGTTCTTTATTTGATAATGAAACATTGGGTTTGGTTAAGGATCTGGTAGATGCAATTATTTCCCAAAACTTTGTGACAAGCAAAATCTATCGTGCAATACACATGCTTAGTAATGAACAAGGTCACTACTTAGCTGAATATGCGTTTAAAACCAATATTGCAGTTCTAAAACTCACTCGAACAATGGATTTAAGAGGACCTCTTAATAGAGAAATCATTAGTGATGATTTAAAAACCATAAGCTACACAACAGGTAATCAACATTATGGCGACCGTTGGTTTCACCCACTGATGGAGTCAAGTCGATTGATGGGAGTACTTGAAATTTCAGGTAGTCTGATTCGTCACTAATAAAATCAACTTAACAAAACCCACTCATCGAGTGGGTTTTTTAATACCCAAAACAAAACCCCAGTAGCGCCAACTACTGGGGTTTTTCATTCCACCCACCGACGAAAGTAAGAGGAAAGTAAATCTATATGGAGCATTTTAAACCAATAGTGGAGCTTATAAAAGTGTCTATTGAAAAGTATGGCTTATGGCAAACAATAGTTGCATTTATTCTTTTGTTTTCCGTGCCAATCTTAATGTGGAAGTTGGATGTAATTATTGCTTCTATAAAAGCATGAACCAACTTGAAAAAACTGCGCCACCTTCGGGTGGCTTTTTTACGTCTAAAGGAAAGTGAAATGAACATCGAACAATATCTTGATGAGTTGATCAAACGAGAAGGCGGGTACGTAAATAACCCAGCAGACCGTGGTGGTGCAACTAAATACGGTATTACTGAAGCAGTTGCTCGAGCAAACGGATTTAAAGGAAACATGAAAGATTTGCCGCTTGAAGTGGCCAAAGCAATTTATCGCAAAAACTATTGGACAGCCCCACGTTTTGATCAGGTGAATATCATTTCTTCTGCTGTAGCTGAAGAGCTTCTAGACACTGGTGTGAATTGCGGTACCGGCTTTGCAAAACCTCTTTTACAACGAGCTTTGAACTTACTAAACAACCAAGGTAAAGCTGGGTACGCCGATTTGAAGGTTGATGGTGTTTATGGTTCTAACACTTTAGGAGCTTTAAAAACCTATCTAGCCAAACGTGGGAAAGAAGGTGAGAAAGTTCTGGTGCGAGTTCTCAATATTATGCAAGGCCAGCGCTACATTGAAATCTGTGAGCGTAATCCCACGCAAGAACAGTTCTTCTATGGCTGGATTGCTAACCGGATCGGCTAGCATGAAAGTCCTTCATTGCAAGCGTACTAAATTTGCTTCGATTATTACTGCGCTGTGTATCATGTTATCAGGGTGCACAGCTCATACGATCAATAACAAGGTAAGTGTTAGGATATGTGCAAAAGCTCTTTAAAAGGGCTTTTTCATCTTTGTAAGATCTATTGAATCAAGTAGATGATTCTCAAGTTCTTTGTATATATTATCCATTCGTTCTATTAATTCATAAATACTTTCAAATTTATATAGTTCATTATTACCTATAAACTTAACGGGAAAATTAATATGAACATTTAAAAGACCAACCTCTACATTGTTTTTTTCTTTTGGGTTGACATATTCCGGAAATGTTCGAGTGTTCATGATATGTGTACGTTCAGAATTGCTGATTTCACTATTAAACTTATCGTAATATTTAGTATATGATTCTTGGATGCGACTAAAATTTTTGATTAAATATGTAAAATGAGTTTGATAGATAGAATAAATACTAAATATTGAATTCGAATTATGATTCAATCTATCTAATATTTTGACATTCAGTTGTTTTCTATAAAATTCATCTCTTAAGTCATTAGCTATAAACGTGCAAAAGTCTTCAGAAAGAATTTTATATTTATTAACTTTTTTTAGATTGATCAGTATTTCTTTAACTTTATGGAGTTCATCGTAACTTAAGGCTAGCAAATAACATATTTCATTAACATGTTCTTTTTTTAGTTCAAAAGAAGCTTGATGTCTCCAATCATTAAATAAGCTCGCTGCAACATATGCTGTAGCTAATGTTGCGATACCTCCGAAAAAGCTAGCTGTTAAGGTTAATGAGTCTTTTATCTGTGCAATAGATGCATTACTTTCACCGACCATTAAATAATAAATAAAACCAAAAAGAATAATTGAAACTACACTACAAATAAGAAAAACTGTTTGTATAAGATCTTTAATATGCATAATTTTTCTGTAAAAAATAATTATTATAAGTATATAAATAATATTCAATTTTTAATAGATAGTAACTCATCCCATCTAAATGGGTTCTTGCTCAACTTATCCCTGCTCATTGACCAGTTTCGACCAGGAACAAAACAAGCTCCGACTCCAATCTTTTTCTTTCCAAACTTACTATGGATACCATCCATAGCCTGCATTAAACATTCCTTTTTCTCTATTTGTTTAAAGTCAGTTAATAGGTCATAAGTATGGCCAGACTTTGGCTCTAAACATGTCAGCACTACGCCGCACTTCTTATATTTAATTCCTTCTTTGTATATATCGTTTAACATCCTTGTTGCTGCTTTGACGAAATCTACTGCACAGTCAGTCGGTTCTGAAAAAGAGCCTGTAATAGATTTATTGTAAAACGGCACATTTGGATCAAAAGGATTTGACTGTACAAAAGCAATCATACATCCGCACAAAAGCCCTTCACCACGTAGTCTTTTGCATGCATCTTGAGCATACATAGAGATAGCTTCTTTTAGATCCGTTAGTTCAGTTACACGACCACCGAAAGACCGGCTTGCAACTATTTGCTTTTTTGAGGGTGGGGTGTGCTCAATCTCAATGCATGAGATGCCTTGCAGTTCATAGATAGTACGAGCCATAACAATCGAGAATTTTTTCTGCATTTCCCGTGGTTCAGCACATGCCAGATCAAGCACCGTATTTATTCCCATGCTTTGCAACTTTTTTGAATGCTTACGACCGACGCCCCAGACTTCACTCACATCTATTTGAGCAAAGTAATATTCTTTGTTGCACGGATCCATATTCACTAAATCACAAACGCTGTTAAAGCCGGGGTTCTTTTTAGCAATATGATTTGCAATCTTTGCTTCTGTTTTACTTCTGCCGATTCCGACACAGACAGGTAAGCCTAACCACTTCCATATTTGTTGGCGCATTTGTTGCCCGACTTTTTCTAAGTCAAAATTCTTTTCATAAGCTGTGAGATCTACAAAGCACTCATCAATCGAGTACGGTTCAACTTCTTCTGCAGTTACGTAAGAGGCAAGGATCGTATGAAAGCGCCGTGACATTTCTGCATACATTGCATAGTTGCTTGAAAGAACAATTACGTTATGTTGCTGAACAATGTCTTTAATTTGAAAAAGCGGCACACCCATTTTTATATTTAAGGATTTTGCCTCGTTGCTACGCGCCACGGCGCACCCATCGTTATTGCTAAGCACAATAACAGGCTTATCATTCAAAGATGGGTCAAAGACTCTCTCACATGAGACGTACATGTTATTTACATCGATGAGAAAAAATACTTTGTTCTCATGTTTCATGAGTTAATGCCGTGTCATTTTAATGATATGAGTGACAACACCCCAAATTATTAATTCTTGGCCATCCGCTAAATAAATATTTTTATAATCCGGATTCTCTGCTTTAAGCCATTGGCCTTTTTCATCGATCATTAAACGTTTAACTGTGAATTCATTGTCAATTAGTGCAATAACGATATCGCCGTGCTTTGCATCAAGGCTACGATCCACAATCAATTCATCATCAATATCTATACCCGCATTGAGCATTGATAGTGATGCAACTTTGACAATAAACGTTGAAGTTGCATTTTTGATTAAGTGCTCATTCATATCGAGCGCTTTATCGATGTAATCTTGAGCCGGAGAGGGGAAACCTGCATTGATTTTTTCTAATGCGTAAGGGATGAGTAGATGAGTTGATGGTACAACTTGTTTGATAGATAAGGCCTCAGATAAAACAATACTTTGTGTGATGTACGGTTTTATCTGGATAATGGATGGTACAATTTCGCTCATAGAATATCCTCCAACTTGAATCTGTAACATATTCAAGATGATATTCTAGAGATGAGCTTAAATTCAAATTTAAAAAGCTGTGGATAAACAAATAGAAGTCAAAAATTGACGTTCCTTATTGTGCATTTGGTCGGAAATTCTTCAATTAAATTTACTTTGTAAAGTCAGAATAAGTGAATGCAAAAGTATCAAAAAAAGTATAACAAAATGAGTCACTTCTAAAATAAGTTTTATCTAAGTTATTGATTCTATACTTATCCACAAAACTATCTATAAGTGTTTTTTCACACATTTGGTACGCTATCTTCAGACAAATCATACAGATAAAAAATCATTAAAAAGTCAAGATTGATCTACTTTTGAGAGTGGTATAAGCTTAAAAATACAAAGGGATAGCTCACTATCTGAATCACTAATGTATTTTTGTCAGAATGAATTTTTCGTTGAGGATTTTTGCAAGAATAAGAAGCATTAGAAGGGGCTGCTCACTTTCGAAATTTTGGTCGAGGACGAAAGAGAGCAGCGAATTTAAACAAGCGCGTTATCAACGTTGTTTAATTTAATTTTCAACGAAATTTAAAACGAAGTCTTAAACCGTTTTCAATTGAGAATATATTGACATTGTTTTAAAAAAATTTCAAACAGCGAATGTTAGCGCCGAAGTAGAAGGCGAAATGTAATGTTCAGACTTAAAGTCTTGAAGTTCGTATGTTTTCACTTAATTGGTTTTTTGGCGGATCTTGTCCAAATTGCTGATTTTGTGATCCGCTAACAAATTGTAATGTAAAAAACAAAAGTCGTTTGTGTAAACAGGCGACTTTTAGCGGTTTTTCTGTTTCGGGAAATATTCGGCAGTAAATTCACCTAGGGGCATCTCAAAGAAAAACTGGTCAGCATCCTCTTTTTTGCAGTTTAGCCAATCTTCTCGATAATCTTCAGGAATTACGATGATAGATCTCTTTTCATCTTCTGGCTTATGAAACTGTGACATAAAAGGGTGATTATCTGCATTAATCGTCAGCATCGACATTGATCTAACTTGTTGGCCATCAATCACTGTAGAGTCGTAAATTGCAGCTACCGTAAAAGGCAAGCCATCTTCTCTATAAATTCCCCATCTTTCCGCTTTACCATTCACATATCTCGGTTCATAGATCTTTTCTACAGGTATTAATGCAAACTGGCTTTTAGCCCATGCATGTCGGAAGCTCGGCTTTTTATCTACCGTCTCAGTTCTAGCGTTATAGGTATACTTTGAGAATTTTAAGTCATGGTTCCAAGGTGGAATCATTCCAAACTTCACAGAGCGCCATTCAAGATTGCCATTATTGCTAAAAATAAGAGGGCAGTCATAACCCGGATAAACATCATTCTTATAGTCGAATGTTGGTTCGAATAGATCTAGGAGGTACACACGATCTTTTCTTATTGGTTCATAGTTTGCGCACATAAAAATTCCTTTTTTATTTCAGTACAGTTTATTTTGGACGAAAGCACAGTTAATATTTGAAGGGTTTATGCTCTCATACGATTCTTTATTATGTCATTGATATCATTGTAATGTTTATTCATCAAATCAAATGACTCACTGTAGTTTAAAAAAATATTAACATTTTGACCAGTTGATTTATTCACTTCTTCAATTATATAAACATTCCTATAAAAGTTATTTAGTGTTTTATAGTGGTTTTGAACTAGCTTGTCTTTTTGTCTATCTCTTGACAGGAAAGAAGTCATCAAAGTTGAATCTGTCCATCCTATAGTGCTGATATTTTTTATTTCATTATATATGGGAAGATAGATATTATTTATAAAATCATTATTAAGATACAAGAATTCATCGGCCAAACTATAATATTCATTAAGTAGAGATTTAAGTCTTACTTCGTGCTTATTATAGTCAAGGTATCTTTGTATATGAATAAAAAAATCTTCTAGATATTTATTTTCTGTATCCAAAGGCTTTCTATATAAAGAATGGGCAATGTGAAATTCTTTATTTTTATTATATACTTCATGTATATATATAACCTTCTTACAAATTCTATCCATATCATTTTTAAAACGACATAGATTTTCATCACATTGTTTTAGAAGCTCTACATCAGTATCAAAGTTTTTTTGATCTTTCCATGCATCGTAAGCATAAATAACTACAAAGCTGGCATATAAAGTAGCTACGACTCCTAACATTGAAAGGTATAGAGCCATATAATCTTTTATTGTATTGTAATTGTTAGCGACATTTAGAAAAAAACTACCTCCCCAAAATATATTAATAATTCCTGTGCCAATTAAAAGAAGTAATCCTAAACAACCAAATGCAAATATTAAAAGATGATTCTTTGTGAAATCTTTATATTTACTTTTAAATGATTCTTTCATAAACAAGCCTATTTGTTAATAATATTTAAATTAGCAATAAAGTATTCTTAAATTAAATGTGACAACTATTCACATGACAGCCTAATATTACTTTATTTCTTTGGTTAGCTTCGTATTACGCTCATGACTATATAATTATTTTTTTAAGCCTAATGACCAACCGATTTCTTTATAGAATGGTTCACCATATTTAATGGTATGTTCAATATAAAAATAGACCCAATCTTTCATTTGCTAATTCTCAATTTTCAGTAAGTGATTTAATATTTAGGACCAACTTAATCGGACCGACTATTCATTTTAATATCACTTATTATAATTACCTAATATTCTCGTATGATGATCTAGCAATGCTTGAGACTGATTTCTCGATTCATTTTTTTCAAAGTACAAACGACTTTTAATCAATTCTTTCACTGGATCAGAAATAATCACGTCTTCAATCATATTCATAGCTTTCTTTAAATCATCGAAAGAAACTTGAATATAGCCATCAGTCACATCGTTATCATCATCGTCCGTGGTGTGATTAATTAGTCTTTTGATCGTATAGCTTCCTATGGCCAAGCTATTCGCAATAGTGCCAAAGGTGCGGCGTAAATCATGGAACGTAAATTCTATACCAGAATTCTCTGTTACCTTTTCACGTGCAGCTCGGCGATCTGAAATATGGGAAACACCATTTCTATCGGTAAACACATATTTATTATTGCCGGCACGTTTTTTTCGTTCACGCATAAGATGCCAAAGGGTATCACCCATAGGCAATAAAAGGTCCTCATGGTTTTTGGTGTTAACGATTTTGATGGTACCAAACTGAAGATCTACATTTTTCCATTCGACAGCCTCAGCCTCACTACGTCTAAAACCAGTTAAAGCGAGTAAGAATAAAAAGTCTTGGTTTGTGTACGCTCTAAAATCGTTATTTTGTTCACCCATCCAGTAAGTGGTGGCAACTGCTAGTGCCCATGCTTCGCGTTGATCCGCACGAACGTGGCCTTTCCTGCGTTTAATTTTATTGAAAGCCTTTTCTTCTTTAACGATAACAACCGGATTCTTAATATTTAGAATTTTATTTCCTGACTCATCCTTATACCTGCTAATCGTATGGTTAAAGAGGGCATGTAAAAATTTTGATGCAAGATTAGCTCGGGAAGGGCTTGATTCCGAAAGCTTCAAATGGCGATCAATAATCATTGCACTGGTGATTTGATCGAGTTTTAAATCTTTCCAGTCACTAAAGTAGTTCTCTATGCATCCGTCATAAGCAATTAAAGAAGTTTCAGCCAGCTTTTTACGCAATTTATAATATTGGTAAGCTTCAGAAAGGGTAGGCACTAGCTTTTGTAAGGCATCATTTTGAATTGCTGAGGCTCGTATTTCACGCTTTTGCTTAACTGGATCTACACCTTCATCCATCATGATTAGCAAGCGTTTAGCTTCAGTTCTGGCTTGTTCTAAAGTATAGACACCATGTTTACCAATGACTTTACGTTTTGATTTGCCGTTTGGCATTTTCTTTTCAGCAAAATAGCTTTTAGTTTTGCCCACACATAAGCCAAATCCTATAGTTACTGTATCTCTGTAAAAGATTTGTTTCTCTTCAGACAAAGGAATAGAGTCTATTACCGATTTAGTAAATTTAATGTGTTGAGCCATCTTTAATTTAAGCAATACAAAGCAATACCTAACGATACAACACAATAATTGTGAAGTCTATTAAGAGTCTATTTTGAAGGATTAGTCTATTAAAAAAGAAGGTTTTAAATAGGGGATTTTGTTTTAAGTTATTGTTATC